CTGGCTTGCACCAGTGGAGGCACCCTACATCTACCACCTTTAGGAGGTGACCAAGTTGCACCGTTTGACTGTTTCGGATCCATGGTTTGGGGAGTATGCTTTGCTTACTCTCCCGCTGGGTACGCCGATTCGAGTGTTACTCGGACCGTTGTACCAGCGGACTATTCGCTTAGAAGCGATATCAAACCATGGGCCCCGAGCCCGCCTAGGTAAGTCCATTGAGAAGTCCTGTCAACATAACTATGTTGAAGGAACTATCACTGGATCCGTCGAGAGTGAGGAGTGGAAACACTACCCCAACTTCTGGTACGGTCTAGGCGGCGGTAACTGGGAGACGACATCCGATGTTTGGTTTTGCGAGAGCTTTCCCGAGTATGGGAAAATGCACTACCTAACCAAGCTCGATGTTGTCACATCAGAGACCGACGAAGGGTTCGGAGCGGCGGTAACCTTCCGTGTAGAGGAGTGGTCTTTGCCAGATATGTGGTGGCACATGTATGCTGAATACACGTGCTCCGCTACCTTTGCTAAGGCCTCTCTACCGGATGGTGCCGTCTCTTACAGTCTGGTCAGTGCGTCTTCGACGACTACAGGAGACATGCCTCATGTTGACTGGGTCGCAGGGACCGTATCTTCACCGTTCGGTGAAGGCGGGGATTCCCTCGCGACTGTCTTTCAACAGCTTCCACGAGTTGTGGAGGAAGTTGAAGACATCGTTGAGCGTGCTGGCAAACGTGTCTCAGCGCGGGACGGAGCCATATATGATGCTCTCTCATCTATCCAACTGGCGGATTTGAATCCGCTTGAGGAGATAGAGACCATCTTGGCCCCGTTAGCACCTCTGCGACAGCTGTATGGCCTGATCCGTGGCACTAACGGTTCCTTTATAGGAATCGTCAAGGCCATCTCTTCACTGTACTTGTTCTATCAGTACGTTGTGAAGTGCGGTATCATGTCCATTGGCGAGTGGCAGAGATTGCTAGACGCGCTGTGCCATCCTGATAAGTTCAAACTTCAAATGAAGTCTGTACTTCTTCAGGGCCGAGGAAGGGCCACAAAGAGATTGACTGATAGTGGTGTTGATATCACTATCACTCAGAACGTCAAACTGACGTACGGAAGGGGAGGTATGGATATCCTCGACCTTGCGAATCTCTTGGGGCTTACTCCTCGACTGGGCGACCTCTGGGACGTCGTGCCGTACAGCTTTGTTGTCGATTGGATTATTCCAATCGGCGACGCGATCAACAATCTTGAGTTGGCCAATCTCCAGCAGAAGTTGGACTTTCTGTCTGGGATTGGTACAGTCAAGACTGTGGGAAACTACAAGAGGTCTTTTGAGGTCGGACTGCACAAGTTCGACCTAGACCTACGCGTAGTTTCCTATGATCGTGCTGTATGGCAACGGTTCCCAACTGACGTGTGGCTAGGTGTCAGCTTTCCGGGTAATCCGGCAAAGCACGTCCTTGCAGGAGGCGCTCTCTTAGTCCAATTTTTGGCTAAGTGAGGTCCTGCTACCGGTCTCCTTTAGGAGACCTTAATGGCTGCTTGCAAGAGCACCACTGGAACTAACGTTCCACCCCTTTAGATAGGGGAAGAAGGAGGTAGCCTCATGGCTATCACCGTGGACACTGGCTCGGGCCAGACAGCGTCTGGTTCAAGCCTTGTGCCGCTCGCTCCGATCGCGGGAGGCTACGGTTATACCGTAGATGATCCCGGACAGTCCGTCCTGAAGAATGTCGTTAACGCGCTTGATCAACCGAATACCTTACGGTTTTCGGTCAGCGCTGTTAATGACGTCTTCAAGGGTTCCGACGCTGCGCCCATTGCGGGTCAGCGCGTCGACGGACTATCTGTGCTCGCCCAGGTGACCGAAACGTGGAAAGTCACCGACTCGGTGACAGGGGTGGTTTATTACCTCCCCATTTCCGCGCATATGGTCATCAAGGTCCCCGTGGACGCCAATATCACCGGCGCGGCTTTGCAGGCCCTCGTGGCTCGCTTGGCCGGGTCGATTGATCGTGGCGGCACGGACATGGCTGAGACTCTTACGAGTCTCATTCATGGCGTGACCCATCTGGACGAGTACACGACCCCATAGGAGAAAATCCTATGGAGAAACTAGGAGCGAACAATGCCAACACTCCGAACTCAGTTCGGCAGTCTCTTCGAAGAATCTCTTCGAAGGGCCAGCAAGCCTTGCTCCCCGACCACAGGCATTCGAGTGTGCGCGAACTTCTGCGATGCAGACGTTGCGTCATTCGTTTACTCGTATTGGTTGGGGGTGCGGTTGCTGCTGCAATGTCGTCCGTGTCACCCTCAGGTAGTAGGGCAGTTCAAGCAGTTGTTGAACAACTTGATGGACTGCTCAGGCTATTTGGGATTTATTGAGTCGTGCAGTGAGATCCGTATGCAATTATGCATGTCGGGTTCCACCGCGTCCCTTTCTAAAGGGAAGACTCAATGGGCCAGGAGCTTGATTCGGATCATCAACGATCTGTATCAGCAACCTGTGAGACACCCCTCACGAGATTTCAACCTCTTGATGACGTTTCTCAATTGGTTGAAGAGGGTCCCAGTATTCATCCGTCAGCCTGAAGAGGCCGTAGATGAATATCTGAGTAATGAAGAAAGACTCCAACGTTTGGAGTTCGATCCTCATTATGTCTCTTTGCTCCGATCTGTATGGCTCGAGTTCTATGGCGACTTTGCCATGGACCGGCCATTCAGACCACGACACGGGTCCGGTAGCACCGCTGACGCGGGGCGCGTCTCCTCTCACAAGTGGAGGCGAATGCACACCGACCAGCGATGCCGCGTGCTCTTGAAGAACACCCGGTTGGAAGTGCTGCACCTGGAAGGGACGGAGACATCTCAGCGAATAGCTAAGGTAGTCTTTGTGCCCAAGCAGGCCGGGAAGGACCGTACGATTTGTATGGAACCTTCCTGGATACAGTATCTCCAGCAGGGCGTCTTTGATCAGCTCCGGGAATACCTCCGGCATAGCCCAGCACGGAATCACTTTGATATCCATAATCAGGATATTAACAGAGATTTGTGTGCTCGTGCGTATGTAGAAGGCTTCTCGACGATTGATCTGAGCAACGCGTCGGACAGTGTATCCTGGGCCCTCATCAAGAAGCTCGCATACGGTAGTAAGATGTTATCTTACCTGTACGCGACACGTTCTGATGTGGCGCGAGTTCGCGGGCGTGAAATACGCTTGGCGAAGTTTGCGCCGATGGGTTCCGCGTTGTGCTTTCCCGTTGAATGCATGCTCTTTGCATGTATCGTCGAGACGGCATATAGGATACACTACGGCCAGCCCAGCCGAGGCCACCTTTCGGGGGTCTCAGTCTATGGTGACGACATTATTTGTCCCACGGAGATTTATCATCTCGTAGTGGATATTCTTTCCTCCTGTGGATTCATCGTTAACGAGGCCAAGTCTTTTGAGACTGGCCCGTACTTTGAATCCTGTGGAGTCGAATATCTCTACGGTGCCATGATCGAAACGATCAGGCATCCGCGAGCCCACCTCGTGCCAAACGAGACGGAGTCACCAGACAAGGTCGGATTGATCACTGACCTTGCCAACACTCTCTTGGAATTTCGTTCTCCTACCGTCCGCCGTGACCTCCTCAAGACTTTTGAGGGTGTCACTGTAGCAGTCGGTAGGAAGAAATTCCTCTTCCACGACCTCATCGACTGGTCAGACTTCGGTCTTAAACCAGTTGGTGAGGTATACAGGCATACTAGATGGGATCGCAATTGCCAGCGATCCTATTATAGTCAACCTGTAGTCGTGGCGCGCCTTCGAGAGTCAGCTTTTGATTTCAGGCACTATAAGTGCTTGAGTCAATTTGGCTCTTCGAAGCCCGCTGGGGTCATTCACCCCAGATGGACCCCTCGTGGTGCGCGCATCTTGGCTAGGATGGGTCATTATGACCTCCTCAGCCAAGGTGAAATAGAGAGTGTTGGACCATGTAGAGCTGGGCGCTTGCACTACACTGTAACGCTTCAAAAACGTTACGTGTAGCTAGTTCGGAAGGTTTTCATGGCCTTCCCTAGCAACCTCCTTTCTGGAGGACGGGATTTGGGAAACGAACTTTCAATAACAATCAATTGTTATTGACGGTCCCTGATGTGAATCAGGATGCGAGCTTTGCCGGGAGGAAGACTTAGCAGACCCGTCGACTTGAACAACCACGATCCGCTAGAAGCTAATCCTTCTAGCCAACGGTGGTTGCCAGAGTCAGACCGACGCGAACAACCACAATCCGTTAGAAGCTAATCCTTCTAGCCAACGGTGGTTGCCAGAGTCGGACGGGCCGGCTGGTCTTCTCGGACCTTAAACGGGACCGACCCTCGGGTAGAGGGCTCCTGGCCGGCGTGATGCCGGCTCGCATGCTCGGCGCGTAGCCGGGCGACCCCCCGCCCTTCGGGGCGGGGTGGGGTTCAATCCCTG